TGGAAGAGTGAGAGAATAGCATCCAAAGTATATGCAAAAAAAGACAATTTGAGCTTATCTGGTAACAATAAAGACCCAATTATTATTAAATGGCAGGATTAATTTAATACCGTTTTGATATTAGAACTGTTGATTTAATTAGATTCTTTGCAAGATAATTGCAAAACTCACACATAACATTGCACATGCAACCTATAAGCTAACAAACTTATTACTATTGATAACCCAGAATTATCACTAGCAACCATAAGTAGAATATCTATGCTGTTGACAGAAAGTTCTGATAACAAACAATTATCGGAACTATACTAATGGTTGTATTACTACAAGCTAGCTAGCATTTTACGTTCTACAAAGCAGATAGGGGGGGTTTTGTATAGACCACACCCCCAAAATTATTTGCCGCCCCTACTAAAAATGATAGGGAAGTACACACATACAAACTACAAAAACCCAAATGAAAAACCCTAAATACAAAGCTCTAGTAATGGTTGATGATATGACTAATTCAGTAATAGTTATGTTCAATGGATTTGAAGATTACGAAGATGCTTGGTGCTTTAGCCAACACATTACAGAAGAACTAGAACTAGATAAGATACCAGTTGCTAAACCCATGACTGTCCATTAAGGATAGGGGGGTTTTATTTAAAAATGCCAGTATTTGAGATTCCATACAAGCCAAGAGAATTGCAAAAATTTTTGCATGATAAAATCTCTAAGCACCGATTCTCCGTATTGGTCTTGCACCGAAGAGCTGGTAAGACTGTGATGTGTATTAATCACATGATTAGAGATGCCATGTACACCAAGAAGCCAAATTCTAGGTACGCATTTATTTCTCCAACTTTTAAACAAGGTAAAGCAACAGCTTGGGATTACATCAAAACCTTTGGTGGCAAAATTCCAGGAGTTAAGTTTAACGAATCAGAATTAAGAGCTGACTTTCCAAATGGCGCAAGGATTACAATTCTTGGCGCTGAGAATGACCAAGCTCTAAGAGGTATATTTTTAGACGGTTGTATTTTAGATGAAACACAAAGTATTGCCCCAAACCTATTTCCTGAAATCATAAGACCATCTTTGGCAGATAGGAAAGGATGGTGCGTTTTTATTGGAACGCCAAAAGGTAAAAATTATTTTTTTGAATTATACCAATACGCCCAAAAGACAGAAGGTTGGTATTCATCATTACACAAAGCATCTGAAACAAAGATACTAGACGATGATGAATTAAAGGCAGCAAAGTCAATCATGTCAGATGACTTGTTTGACCAAGAGTTTGAATGTTCTTTCCAAGCAGCAATAACAGGTTCTTATTACGGATCTATTATTGAGGATGCCGAAAAGAATGGTAGGGTTATAGATAATTTATACGACAAAGAACTACCGGTTGAAACATGGTGGGATTTAGGAATGAATGATTCTACTGTTATTTGGTTTGCCCAAAGACACAAAGGCGAAATAAGATTAATAGATTTTTACGAAAACGCCGGCGAAGGATTAGACCACTACGCAAATATTATTGATAACAAAGGTTATAAGTATTCAAGACATATTGCTCCACATGATATTAAGGTTAGAGAATTAGGAGCTTATGGTAAATCAAGGTTGGAAACTGCATTAGAATTAGGTATAGCATTTGAGGTTGCGCCTAAACTATCTTTAGAAGATGGGATTGAAGCAGTAAGAAAAGCTCTACCTACCTGCTGGTTTGACAAAAACAAATGCCATTATGGTATGGAATGTTTAAAGTCATATCAAAAAAAATGGGATGACTTAAACCAATGTTTTAGGAATAGACCCATACACAATTTTGCAAGTCATGCCGCCGATGCTTTAAGAACAGGAATAGTTGGCTACGGAATTGAGATGACAAATTGGAAAAAAAAGATAGAAGTAAATACGAACTATATTGTTTAATATGAAATCAACTAAAGATAGAGACCCAAGCTCTTATATTGAAGCTCAAGATGAGCTAAAAGATTTCTTAAGTGAGAGAGAAAAAAAATTAATTGAAGAAGGATTATACCCTGAAGAAAAACCATTTTACTTTAGAGATATACCTGAGGGTGAAGAAGGTGGTGATTTAGTTAAAAATAATAATAAAAACAAATCACAATTCTTTGCACAATATTTTAAGTCAATGAACTAATATGGCAAAATTAACAGATACAGAAATAAAGAATATTATCAGTACAGAAATAAATTCATCATTAGGTTATTTGGGTGGACAATTATCTGAACAAAGAAAAAAATCTGTTGAATATTATTTAGGAGAAAAACTAGGTACTGAAATAGATGGTCGTTCTCAAGTTGTATCTACTGACGTTGCTGACACTATTGAAACTATACTTCCAAATCTTCTTAGAATTTTTACAGCATCAGATAGAACTGTTGTTTGCGAACCGGTAAGAGCAGAAGATGTAGCTCTTGCTGACCAAGCTACAAATTATATTAATTATATTTTTAATAAAGATAATCCAGGTTTTACAATTTTATATAGTTGGTTCAAAGATGCGCTTTTAGAAAAGAATGGTATCGTTAAAGTTTATTGGGATGAAAGCAAAAAATATGAACATGAAACATATCAAGATCTAAATGAAGATTCTTACCAATCTATTATTAATGATGAAAACGTTGAGGTTATAGAACACTCAGAAGAAGAAGATGAATCTCAAGACGAACAAATTAAAGCATTAGAAGCAATAGCAGCTCAACAAGGTCAAATATTAAATTTACCAAGACCAAAAAAACATAACCTTAGAATAAGAAGAAGTTCTGACGAAGGTAGAGTTAAAATTGAAAACGTACCACCAGAAGAATTTTTAATACAAAGAAATGCTAAGACAATACAAGATTCAAATTTTGTAGCGCATAGAACTACTAAGACAAGAACTGAATTAATTCAAATGGGTTATGATAAAGACATCATAGCTACATTACCACACTCACAAGAAATTATTTTTAACTCTGAAAAATTAACTAGATATTCTGATATAGACGAATATCCATTTACATCTTCTCCAGATTCTTCAACAGATGCAATTGACGTTTTTGAATGTTATGTAAGATTAGATTTTGATGGAGATGGTCTTGCAGAATTAAGAAAGATTACAGTTGTTGGAGATACTTCTGATGCAATATTAGATAACGTTGAAGTTGATTCAATTCCTTTTTGTTCATTAACTCCAATACCAATGCCACACAGATTTTATGGCAGATCAGTTTCTGAATTAGTACAAGATATTCAATTAATTAAATCTACAGTTTTAAGACAGTTGTTAGACAACATGTATCTAACAAATAATAATCGTATTGCGATTATGGATGGAATGGTAAATCTTGATGATTTATTAACTGCCAGACCAGGTGGAGTTGTAAGAACAAAACAACCGCCGTCTCAAGTTATGTTGCCAATGCAGAACCAAACAATTTCTGCTCAAGCATTTCCATTACTTGAATACTTAGACACAGTTAGAGAAACAAGAACTGGTGTTACAAGATACGCACAAGGATTAGACGCTGATAGTTTAAATAAAACTGCAACAGGAATTAATACTCTAATGACGCAAACACAAATGCGTATGGAGTTAATTGCTAGAATATTTGCTGAGACTGGTGTTAAAGAATTATTTGAAAAGATTTTTGAATTAACAGTTAAATACCAAGAAGTAGAAAGATTAGTACAATTAAATAATGTATTTATTCCAGTAAGACCAACTGAATGGAAAGATAAATATAATATTAATATTGTAGTTGGATTAGGTTCTGGTTCTAAAGAACAACAATTAGTTATTTTAAACAGTATTCTTGAAAAACAATTACAAGCATTTACTTTGCAAGGTAATAAAGAATATCCAATGGTAACGTTAAAGAATATTTATAATACGTTATCTAAAATGATTGAAAATGCTGGTCTTAAAAACACAGAAAATTACTTTGTTAACCCAGATGTAGGTATGCAGTATGTTCAACCACCGCAACCACCTGCTTTAACGCCTATTGAAAAGATTGAATTTACTAGAATAGACGCTGAAAACAAAAGAAAACAAGCTGATTTACAATTGCAAATGCAAGAACTTGATATGAAAAATTCAAAAATGCAGCTTGACTTTCAATCAAAAATAAAAGAATTAGAACTAAAGTATAGTACGCAAATTGATGCTGCTAAAATAAAACAAGAAGCTGATTTAAACAAAATCATAGTTTCAAATCTAGCTAAGAATTTTAGTGAATCACAAAAAGCTACACAACAATTAGAACAAGAAATACAAAGAGCACAAAATATAAATGGAACAACAGGATCAAGCGAAACTCCAATCGGAAGTTAGTAGATCGGAAAAAGCAAAGTTGGTTTTACAAGAACCAATATTTGTAGAAGCAATTGAAACTTTAAAGAAATTATATTCTCAAAGTT